TATTGCTGAATCTGTTAGTTTTAGCTTCATTCAATTATCTTACATCGTATGTCGTTATTTTGCAAATAGTTCTTGACAGCCTATGAAATATGCTTACAATCAATTTTATAGCAATTTCGCTATGTATCTAAGGGGAATTTAGATGGGTGAATTAAATCAACTAATGATTGAAATGGAAGAACGCTTAGAAATGGCGTTGGATAACATGGAGCATGGCACATACTTAGCACAAGACGATATAGATGTTATTCGTGCAGCTTGTGGCAAACCTAACAACAAACGCAATGTATTACTTCAGTCTGTATTTAACGACTTTGGCAATATTTTTAGGAGCGCACCATGAATCAATCAGAGTCAATCGCTAAATTAGCAACTGCTTTGTCAATTGTTCAGGGAAAACTTACTCATGCTAAAAAAGATTCAGCAAATCCGTTTTTTCAGTCTAAGTACGCTGATCTTGAGTCTGTGTGGGATGCTTGCCGTGATCTTTTGGCTGCAAACGGCCTTAGTGTTATGCAATTCCCTGGCGAGTTTATTGACGGCACAATGTCAATGACCACAGTTTTAGCTCATAGTTCTGGTGAATGGATTGGTCAAGAAATGTCTATGCCTATAGTTAAAGCTGATCCGCATGGAATTGCATCGGCCATAACATACATGAGAAGGTTATCGGTAGCATCGGTAGTAGGGGTTGTGCCTGGAGATGATGATGATGGAAATTCAGCTTCAGGAGTAGTAAACAAATCTAGTTCAGCAATGAAAACCATAGCCAAAGATATTTTATAAAGGAAACAACATGGCATATCAACCAAAAGAAGGATCAGGAAGTTTATTTAAAAATGATCGCAAAACGACTGACAATCACCCTGATTGGACAGGCACAATTATGGTGGCTGGTAAAGAACATTGGCTTTCGGGTTGGGTTAAAGAAGGTAAAAAGGGTAAGTTTTTTAGTATTTCAATCGGTAAAGAGAAAATCCCACAAGGATTTAAACCAGCAGGATCAGACGAGATAACCAATCTTGATGACGTTCCGTTCTAAAGGAGAACATTATGCAGAACCAAATTAAAGACATTATTGAAACTAAATACACGGAAAAAGTATGGATGGGTGTCAATGTTGATGAAGAACAACAACTCATTAGTTTTAGACCTGAAGATTTAGCATCAGTCATTAAGGCGGTTCTGCTTGTTGCAGCAGACTTATGCGTATTTCAAGAAGATAGCATGAGAATTACTAACTACTCTAAGGGCATTTAATGGCCTGCAAAAACTGTAAATTTTATGTATTTATGCAAAATGATATGCTTGGTGCTTGTAAGCTCAATCCTGTTGTGGTTAATAAATCGCCATCAGATTGGTGCGGTCAAGAAATCCCAGCAAAATATGAAGCAACAATAGTTCCAGATGCACCTTTAGATATAAAATTTGTATATGACATCAACACGGATGAAGTAAAACCAAAAAGGGAAAGAAAAAGTGCTAATAAAGGACAGCCAAAGTGAGTCGGGCCATTGGTATGACAAGAATGGCAATCCAGCCTATGAAATCATTGGTGCGAATGGAAAACAAAGGAACACAACCTTACGAGATGCTAAAAAACTCGGTTTATTGCCCAGCGTTACCACAGTCATCGGAGCAGTTGCAAAGCCAGGACTTAACAGATGGCTTCAAGAACAGGCCATCCTCGCTGCACTTACATTACCTCGCTTAGAAGGCGAAAAAGAGTCTGATTGGCTTAGTAGGGTATTAAACGATAGCAAAGCACAAGGAAAAGATGCTGCGGCAAGAGGAACTGCCATTCACAACATCATTGAGAGCTTCTTTGACGGCATTTTGCTAGAATCAGTACCTACGTATTGCCGTAACGTAGAAAACGCCTTACAAGCCGCTTATGGGGCTAGAGCGTGGCTTCCTGAACAGTCTGGTAGCCATGAGCTAGGATTTGGTGGAAAAGTTGATTTACACGCCAAAGCAGACAAGATTAAGGGTGTGCCAGGAGTGCTTGTAGATTTTAAGACTAAAGAAGTCCCTTTGGATAAAGTCGTACCCTATGACGAGCATATCATGCAAATGGCGGCATACCGTGAAATGCTTGGTTTAGAACACGCTCGATGCGGAATTATGTTTATAAACGGCTTGACCAATGAAGTGAAGTTATGCGAAATCCCAGAAGATGATTTGCAAAAGGGATTAAAGTGCTTTTTCCACTTATTGCGCTTTTTTCAGTTAAAATCGGGATTATAGAATTTATGGGGCTGGCATTGGTGATCCCCCGCCAAAAATCCTTCCGTGAGGTGTCAGCCCCACCCTGTTGTAAAAATACAACACTCAAATTATTTTTAAGAATATTGACCAAGATCAAGATTTTTATTCAAATTCTGTACTAAATTACATACATCAGGTCAACGACACTATTCAGCTCTATGGCTCTTAGAGATTTCAGACTAAAAAGACTTTGACCTGACTTTTTTAATTTTGGGGGAAATATGAAAGCAACTTTAATAGAATTAGCATTAGGTGGCCTTATGGGTCTGGTTATTGCAATTGTTATTTTTGGTGTTAATTATTTACGGACAGGGTATGTAATATGATTAACAAATCTGAATTTACTATCCGAATGATGGAAACCCTTAAAAATAGGGAAATGTTCAAAAATAGAGCGCAGATTACTTTATTACTAGAACGCAGGGGTAAAACTTTAGAAGCAAAACGTAAACTAATAATGATTGCTAATTCGCCATTGTTCTATGCTTTTGGATATGAATACAACGCTCAAGAAGGAAGAAATTATGGTTTTGGATACTGAATTTGACGTGCCTGATAGGGCTAATTACAAATGCTATAAGTTAGGCAATGTAATGTATATACCTCATTATGAGTTACCTGGTGTGTTTGTAGGCCCTAGTAAACGTAAAGAAAGCAAGTTTATACGAGCAGATTACGTTGCACGACACTTTTATAAAAGTGAACTTGTAAAGATGGGTGCTACAGAACATATTGAGCAGCTTTGGACAACTCCAGCAAGGGATCAAAAATGAGCTTATGGGATGAAGCTGGCGAGCTTGAAAAAATCGCTAATCAAATAAGCTGTTTAGGCAATGTTTTAGAGTTAGTTGCTGAAAAACTTACAGAAAATACAGAAAGTGGCACTCTTTGGCTTTGTAAAGATGTTTGTGTCAATATCTCTGAGCGTTTAGATAAAAGCATGGTTGCTCTGTTAAACATGGACATGGACAATAAAAAGAAATGAACGCAAATGAACTAGCTGATTTATTAGAAGTAGATAGCTGGTATAAGCTCGTAACTAGAGAAGAAATAGCCACCATGCTACGCCAGCAACAAGCTGAAATAGAGTCATTGAAAGACAAATTGTATTTAACCAAACAATCACTTGATATTGTTGATAGTTGGATTGGAAAGGCACAAGAATGAACGCAAATGAACTAGCTGATGAATTAGATAAATCTAGACAAAAACCCTATACATCTGAGCATTTAGTTGGTAAAGCCGCCAATATGTTGCGCCAATTTGGGCTTGCAGAAAGCATTGTTAAACAGCAAGCACTTGATATAGAAGAATGGAAGCGTAAGTACAAAGATATGCACAACTTGGCTACACAGACAATGAGCCGAGTGCATCAACTAGAAAAGGCAAAAGCAAATGAACAATGAACCAGTAGCGTGGATGTTGCTAGGGTTGGAAGACCGCAAGCCAAAGTTAATTAATTTACAGGTGATTGACCATCTTGAAGGCACATGGATTCCACTCTATACCCATCCAGCAAAGACACTAACAATTAGCGATAGGGATATTTTAAAAATAGTTCACGATAAATTTACTAAGTTTGGTTTTGAAGCAGATTACATCGTGGAAGATACTGAGTTAATTGATTTTGCTAGAGCAATACTAAAAAAGGCACAAGGAAAATGATTGATTTTCTAAATAACGGCAAAGTCTTAATTAGTTCTAGGTATGACGAAAACCCACTTAAACCACGTTATATAGAACACGACCCAGATATGTTAGAGCTTCAAAAATGGATGATTGGCGATCCTTATAAACTGCGTTTTGAATACTGGTGCAATGTGGCCTATATTTTTATACTTTGTTTTATAGTTTTAGTAATTGCACTTAGACATTGAAACCATTTAGTCAATATTTACACGATAAGTATGATGCGCCTGCTCGTAAAGCTGTATCCGATTGGGTACAGATGAAATGGGGCGTAGAGTGTAAAGATAACCCTAATAAGTATGGAGTTGATCTAATCGTTTATCGATCAGGTGTTCCAGTTGGTGCGCTTGAGGTAGAAGTTCGACAAGAAGGTTTTGATCAATTTGGTAGTATTCACAAAGCGCAACGTAAAGACAAGCTAACTCTAGGCAATCTGCCTGTTCTATTTTTTGCTTTAACTCACGACTTACATCGTGCTTATTGGGCAAAAGTAAGCTCTTTAGAGAATTGCCCATTAATTGAAGTTCCTAACAAATATGTTGCTAAAGGGGAGTTATTTTACGACTGCCCCATCAAATTATTTAAAATAGCTGAATTAACAGACTTATTTTAATACTTCCTCATATTAGGCAAAGGAGCTTCTTTTTGGCTTGCTTGATGTGGATGGTGAGCTTTCTCCATAGGCAAAGCAATATGTTTGTCTAGCTTCTTTTCTAAGCGATCTACACGATCTTCTGTGCGATGCTCAGAGTCTTTAACATAATGACCTGTTTTTGTAGATTTTTGCTTATGTTCTTTAATTTCAAATGCCATTTGCTTCTCCAATCATATTTAATGCGTTAAATTTTACATCTTCAACTCGTTTGATCCAACCTTTTCCAAATACAGGGAATGTTTTAAGGCTTTCATAAAAGTTAATTTTACGCTGACTAAACGCATCTACAATATCTTCTGGCTTTTTTTGATCTAAAAGTTGCATAGTTCTTGGGCCAATAGTGCCATCAGGCATACATTGTATGGCTTCTTGTAAGAGCTTTACAGCCCTTCCAGGCCCCATGTTGACTGCTGCATCAAATAAGCAATAATCAACGCCTATAGGCAGTTGTGGTGCGTAGCAAGCCATCCAATACTTAGCCTTATAAAGTCCTGATACTTGATCAACTGTAAGATTACGCATAATTTTGTCATCTACAGGATGACCTAGCCATTCTTCAAGAACTCTTTGAGTTACTCCTAAATTAGTAACTCCACCTGGGTCTTGGCTATTATTAACATAGCCACCTTCTGATTTAAGAACTAAATCAAGGCATTTATCAAAGTTATTTTGCATCTAATCCTGCTTGTTCGTTAATCCAGCCTTGAAGGGCTATTAATTGGGTTGTCGTGTCGGCGCATTGCTCGGCAACAAGTAAAAGGTTATGGGTTTCGCCATTAATTGTGATGGTGGCTGTGCCATTGGTGGACATTGCACCGCTATTGGTGTTGTTGAGCATCCCGTGATAAAAATTGTGAACATTACTAAGATTAGCGTTGTACGCATCTGTTACTCCTCTATTTATTAATTCTTGTTCTTTCTCTTTTGCTTTATTTTCAGCAATCTGTTTTTCTGCAACAATCTTGACTCCATCTTGGAAATCAACAAAGCGCAAATGCTCCACATAAAAGCCGCCACTAAAACCAGCGAATAAAACAGCCAAATATATGTAAATTTGGACACTTGAACCGCCTAAAAGAGAAAGAATAAAATTCATTGTGGATCAGGCTCTGCACCTGCCATGTGTTTACCTGCTACCGCAGCAGCTCCTGAGCCTGATACGATGCCCAAAGCACCAGCAAGCTCAGTAAGACTAATTTCGTGTCCTGAGTGGATTAAATAGATTGCTGCGCCTGCAACAACTACAAAACCCAACATCCACGCCCAACGAGCAATGTCATGGGTTTTATTATCTTTACCTGTCAGAATATGGGTAATGATTTCGTTCATTTTTTATTCAAAAATAAATCAACAAAAATAGTAATAAATCCACCAACTACTGATGCTACTCCCATTAATGCCCAAAGCGATCCTTTAGAGCGTTCTGCCATAGCCAAAAGAATTTTGACGTCTTGGCGAATTTCAGACATTTCTTTTTCCATAGCCTCAACTTTTTGCCACATTACCCCAACTTTAACTGGATCAATGTCAATCATATTAAGTCTTATAAATGTAGCAAAGTGCGTAATAAGGTGGCAAATTACCACCTGTAGGGCTAACACCTGATGCAGCGTTAGTTGTAGCTACAGTAATGCCTGTAACGGCAGTATTTGTATTTGTTATGCTTGAACCTGAACCGCCACCAGAATAAGAACCTGTGCCCCCATTAGGGGTTAAAAATCCACCTTGCGATGTTGTATGTAAATGTCCAGGGTCTGTAACAACAGAAGTAGCAGTATGGGTATGGCTTGCTAAAACTGCATCTGCTGAACCACCTGTTTGACCTACTACATAACTGTTTCCTGCACCTAATACAAATGAATTGCGTAAATCAGGAGTTCCGTTTGTACCATCGCAAAGCTGAAATCCACTAGGAATTGAGCCTGCTGAACCTGACCAAATTAAAATGCAACCTGTAGGAACTGAAGTACCGCCACCACCGCCTGATGATGTAGGAATACCATATAAATTATCTAATGTTTGAACAATAACGCCAGCAGACGTTTGAATTTGCATTTTGTACGAATAGCCAGCAATCATCCAAACTTCACTAGGGGTTTGCCCTGCTGAATTTAAAACAATAGGGTTTGTATTAGGAATTGAGCCACCATTGTCACTATAGGTAGCTAATGGCGTAGATGAGCCAGCTTGATAAGTGTAGATTAGACCACCGCTTAGAGGTAGTCCAGTAGAACCAAAAAATGTAGTTCCATTACCTACTGGTGATAGATTTACTGTTGCCATTATTGAGTGCCTTTTTCTTTTTGTACTTGTTGCAAATAAGATTCAAATGAAGCTAATGGAATCTTTCCTGCGCCCATTTTTGATGGTGTTTGTAATAAATTACGAATTGCCGTATTTCCAACGCCTTTTTCTAAATATCTAGCAAAGGCTGGATTGTGTAAACCAGTTTGCAACGCTTTAGGAATTAAATACGCACTTGCTCCCACGCCTAATGCTTTTCCAATATCACCTTCTTTTGCATAATCATAAGCAGCCAATGTTGTAGGAATAGCGGCTTGAGCAGCTAATCGTTTTGCTGTACCGCTATTAGGGCCTTTTTCTGGAAGAATGGCTTTACCAGCTTGAGCTAATTTTGCTAATTCTGGATCATCTTGATAAAAAGCATTACGTTTGCCTTTTGTTGTTAAAGAGTTATATAGCAAAGATGGGCTTACATGGCCTTCTTCTGCATCTTTTAATGCAATATCTTCAATTTTTTTCATGTTGCCATATTGCTTATTAGTGGTTTTTAATAATGCAATATCGCCTTCTTTACCAAATTTTTGAACTGTATTGCTTAAACCTTCTAATAATTTGTCTTTTAATTCACCAGCATAATGAGCAGATAAACCACCTTGTTTTTCCAAAGCGTCTAATTGACGTTTAAATGCTTGATATTGTTTTCCTTCTAAATGTCCCATATTGGCTTTAGATTTATCAATAATATCATTAACAATATTAGTTACAGCGTGTTCACCTTTTGGTAATATTCTTTCTGCTTCATTTTTTAAATCAGACAATTCATTGGAAAAATTTCTAGTTACTCGAACACCATTACGTTCAAATAATTGATCGTAATTTTCACCTAAACGTGTTTTGGCATTTTGAATAATTTCTGGCGTAATATGTTCAGCATCTTCACCCATTGTTTTTGATATTGCTTTTGTATAAGCATTATTTTGAACATGAGAAAATGCTTGATTTTCAGCACCAGTAAATGGATTGTCTGAAGTAATTCGTTTTGCAAATTGCATAACTTTTGAACCAGTTGCTTGTGCAGCATCTAATGGAACACCTGCATCTTTAAGAACTTGAACTGATTTTTGACCAATTTCGCTTAAATTTTTAACAATAGGTTGTGCAATTCTACCAATTGCGTTTACAGCACCTTGACCAGCACCGCCTAAAGCAGCTCCCGAAGCAATATTAAATGCTTTGCTTTCCTCTGGTAATGTAGGTTGAACTGCGCCCATAGTAGCACCAGTTAACGCTGCTTTCCCAATAGTACCACCTGGTAATGCAATAGCTTGACCAATTTCTCCAGCAACATTACCTAACATTCCTGGAGTTGTTTTTAATAAAGGTTTATTAGTTTCTCTTTGTGCAAGAATTTCAGCTTCACGATTAGCGGCAACTTCTTTAGCGGAAGGCAATCCTAATTTTTCTGCTGCTTTTGAAACTTTTGGAAATGCTTTTTCTAGCTGTTGAGCTAATGGGTCTAATGCTTGACCTATTCCAGTCATAGTAGTTTCGCCAGAAGACTTTAAACCTTTAAGAAATAACTCAGACTTGCTTAATCCCTTAAGGTTTTCAGGCAAATCTTTAGTAACTTCTTCTGTTTTAATAGGTTCAGAAATTTGCACTTCAGAAGGATTTATAGGTTCATATCCTGAAACTTTAACTGATCCTAAAGGTTCAACTTGAGATGGATCAATAGTCATTTTTGATCCAACATTTTTAAGATAATTTTGAGTTTCAGTAGCTGAAGGTTCATTTCCAGCTAAAACAGCTTTAGCAGCTTTTGTGCCACCATTGTAATGAGCAACAGCAGCTTTCCAACTGCCATATTGATTTTTTAAATCTGCTAAATATTGCGCTGCACCTTTGGCAGAGCTAATTGGATCAGAAGTGTCAACTCCATAAGCATCAGCAGTTGCTGGCATAAACTGAAAGCGACCTTTAGCACCTTTTGGACTTACTGCTGTATCGCCACTTTTTTCAGCACCAACAATAGCGGATAATGCACCTTCTGGCAAATCATATTTCTGCTCAAGAGAAGCATATAAATTATCCATTATTTATATTCCCAAGTTTTACCACCATCATGGCTTACTACATCATGGCCTTTATATTTTCCATAAGTTGCATTGCCACGTTCTTTTCCTGTAACAGTATTTTGTTTTTGAGCAAACTTTTCTAAAATATGTTGTTGTGATTCTGCAACATGAGTATCAGGGTTTAAATTTCCTTTTTTAGCTTTTTCAAGCAAAAATTGTTGTTCTTCAATAGGAATAGCATTTTGCTTATGACCAAACTCAAAGAAACGTTGCAATGCTCTTGGATCACTACTAATATCAGGATTATTTTTAAGATAATCGTTCATCATATTAGCCGTTGGATTGCCTTGCATTTGACCAATGTTAGCAGTTACAGTTTGAGCAATAAATTTATTTAAAGATTGTGCAGCAGATAAATCGCCTTTGGCAACTGAATCAACTAAAGATTGTGGTGCGCCTACAGCTTGTAATTTTTGAGCAATATCTACATAAGTTCTTGAACCAGCACCAGGCTTAAACTCTTTCATTAAGTTTTCAGCTTCATTTATTCGCATTTCAACTTGAGTAGCACCTGCAACACGATTAGTTAAATCTTGCTGATATTGATTAAAGTTTGCAACTCCTGGTGTTGTTGGATTTGATTCTCCAAGAGTTTTTCTTGTTTCTTGTATTGGATTTGTAATAACAGTTTGACCTAAAGCGTTTGTTGATGGTTGTTGCAATGCTGTTTGTGCTTGTGTATCTAAACCAGCAAGCATACGAGTTTTAAGAAACTGTCTTAATCCTTGACCATTTGTTTGATTTACTGCTTCAAGATAAGGAGCATTAAGTTCTGCTGCTTTTGTTGGGTCTAATCCTAATTCTGTAGCAGCTTTAGCTTGTCTTTCAACTAATTTAGCAATCTTGTCTTTGTTTGCTGCTGCAAATTGTGGGTCTTTTTCTGCTTGCACAATTAACGGATCATTAATTAATGAAATTTGATTTTGGCGCATTTTGTCAGCAAAATCTGTAGATAAGCCTAATTTAGCTTTAGCTGCGCTTGTTTCTGCTGTTTCTGCTGCCGCTTTACCAGCACGAATTTGCGGTTCTAATAAAGCCTTTTCTTTTTGCAATGCAGTAGAGCTACGACTAAGTTCAACTATGTCGCTTAAACTCATGCCTTTAGGAGCTTCTTTATTTCCATAAATACTAGGATCAATAGTTTGACCTATTGATGGTACTGAAAGTCCGCTTGTGCCGATTGCCATATTTATTCCTTATGCTGGTACTGGCCCAATAAATGATGATGAATTAGGATTGGTAGATTGATTATTTGTAAAATTACTTACAGCATTAGAACCATATCCACCAGCAGTTAATTGTGTTTGAGGATTATTCATACTATTTAACATTGAATAACCAGCCATATTTCCTGCTGTATTGGCTACGCCACCATAAATATTACCTTGTGCAATTTGACTAGCAGCAGTAGCGTTTGCAGAACCAATACCAAGATTTGCCACGTTTGTAGCTGTTCCAAGTTGAGCGTTTGCAGAACCAGTAGCACCAGCAAGTCCTAATTGCGCCCCACTCATATTCATAGCATTAATATTGCCACGTTGAGTTTGATAGTTATTAAATGCGTTTTGATAAGCCGTGCCAGCGTAATTTTGAGTGTAATCTTGTAAGGCTTTTTGAGCATTACCGCCAACTATGCCGCCTGTAGCATTATTAGTCTGTTGATTTCCTAATTGCCCTTGTTGTAGCTGAAAAGCATAATTAGGCGCAAGATTAGCATTTAAATCTTGATTATTAAATTGATTATTAAAATAAGCGTTATTAGAAGCAAGATTAGATAATGCAGTAGTTCCTTGTGCTGAATAAGGGTCAAATTGTTTAGATGCGTTTTGTCCAGCAGCCAATAAATTAGCTTGTTGTGCTGAAGCAGCATTAGCTTGTGTATTAGCAGCGTTTTGCGCTCCTTGTCCAGCCATATACCCACCGACTAATGTTCCACCTACTACTGCTACGGCTACCCAACTCATAATTTACCTTCCAAAGCCATTTTTTGGCTTTCAATAACAATTTTTTTCAATTTATTACTTGAATCAAATAAAGCAAGTTCATCAGGTTCAATCAATTCTGCTTCTATTTCATCTAAATCAGTTTTATCTGTTTTATGAATAGTAATTCCTATAGCATCAGACAAAGCAAAAGTCACTCTTTTTGTGCCAGATTTGCTTTCAATTATATCGCCTGGAGTCAGTTTTATCATCCCATTTTCACTCCAAGCAATAATTTCTCCCATAACGCACATAAAAAAGTGATCTTTTAAATGAACTTTACCAACAATTAGCGTTCCTGCTGGCCTAGTTAACTTTCTGCAATACATTCCGCCAGAAAAATAATGTTCTGTAGGAAGCTCAACTTGATCCATGCCAAGCATTTCAGATTGAAGTTTTAATATCTGTTCTTGCGTAGGGATGATTGAATTAGCAATATCAAACATTGTAATAAGGCACTTTATAAGGTTTACCCTGTACGGTAATGTTAATAAAACCTTGCGGATTACTAGGCAAAGTACCTGTACCTTTAGTAGCGTTAGTAGCAGAACTAAAGTTTAATAAGTTTAAAAACCATTGTTGCCATGCCCTTGTAGGCATTTTTGTCTGATCGTCAACTAAAGGGGTTACAGGATAGGGATTACCCTGAGTTGATCCCCAAATATCATTAGCCATTAGTTTTCCCCACTTGATGCTTTAAGATTGGCAGATACGATTACTGCTTTAACAGGATCAGTAACCACTACTTCAAAAATACGATCCCTTGACCAGCCAAGTCTGCGCCACATTGCACGATTAGTATATTTACCAATTCTGCCAATGCCTGTCCAATGTTCATTACTCCAAGTTGAGCCACCATCATTTGACCAACGTAGCATAGCTTGTGGATTGGTAGTGTCAAAAGGCACTACTACGCTGCCTGGTTGAACAATTAATACATTATTAGGTGTAACTGAAATAATGCTTCCTGGGCTAATAATATAAGGCGATTGAACGTAAGTTGTTTGACCTGGAGTTGGTGGGTAAACAGTCAATGTATTGCCATAAGCAACGGTTACTGTTGTTCCTGCCGTTATTGTATAAGGCGATGGCTGATATGTATTTGTTGATGTATTTACATAAATAGGAGCAGGTGTTCCTGTAGTTGTAGCAATTGAGCTATTACCAGAACTAGGGGCTACGCCTGATAAACCGACACCAGGTTGAAATTGAATCTGAAACTCATCAAAATACTGACGTTGTAAGTCTGTAACTAAATGAGGTGCTCTACGCAATCTGCGGATTTCATCACCATTATCAGTATAGTTTGTAGGGTCTAATTGGTAAATATGACCATTTTCCCAATCGCCAACTAATACGGAATCATTAAATACAGTAGCGCAGTTAGAACGATGACGATGATAGATATTGTTTGTATCGACATATAACCATTTGTGCCAGAGTTGTGTAGTAACGTCATAAGCCCATGTTAAATCAATTGTAGGGAATGAAAGCACATAGACTTCGTGACCTTCAAGCTGATAGGTATAAGCTACAGCATCTTCAACATATTGGTTGACTAAGGTGTTTTCTACAGCATGAGTTGATATTCTTTGTGGAAAATAGCCGTTCATCATTACAACTTCTGATTGCCCACGATTGTTTTTAGCTAAATAAGCAAAAGAATTGCCTAAACGAGCCATCGAAAACTTAGCGGCTATTCCATGTTGACTTGATGATCCTGGGATTCTTTGAAATGGGAATGGAAATGTACCTACATCAGACCATACTTCTGAAGTTGTTTCGCCTAATAAATAGACTTGACCATGATCTGTAATTAAAGATACTAAATTATCAGGCCCAGTAAACTTGCTTGCATAACTTAAACCATAAGTAATTGGGCTAAGAAGATTAGAAGCTGCCCATTGTTGAGTATTAGGATCGTTATAAACAAAGTAATTATCTACTGTATCTACAGTTGTTCCACCAGCAAAAGCACCGTCAGAGCTAGGTAATACTGAAAACTGAACGGCATACATTGTTTCAGACGAAACAGTTTGACTAAAATTAATAAGATAGTTACCTGTATTGCCTGTGCCTGTGCCTGTTGTAAGCGTTAGGGTTAACCCTGTGCCAGCACCATTTGTACTTGTAGATGCAGGATTTAAAGGAACAGATGTATAAGCACCAGCAAACGTCATAGAAAGCCCTGAAACCACGCCACCTGTAGTTATTGCTGTTACTTTGTATGTAGCTGGGCTACTGCCATAAACACCGCCCAAAACCGTTATAAGGTCATTTAAAGCGTAGTTTGTACCACCGCTTGTAATGGTTTGACTTAATACTGTGCCAGAGCCTAAAGCGGTAATAATAGTATTAGGGGTAACCCCTGTGCCTACGATTGTTTGACCTGGGTATAAAACACCACTTGTTACGGCTGTAACAGTCAAAGACGTTGTCCCAATAGAACCTGTAAAGATTGCTCCACCGCCATTAGTGTTTAAAAGCTGGGCTGTTGATATGGTGTATGAAGTATTAATGTTATATGTGCCTACACCGCCTGATCCTGAACCAAAGCTAGTAATAACCGTTTCTAAACCTATTCCTACGCCATATAAAGATTGACCTACTTTAATTGTTCCTTCTCTGACTTGAGAAACAGTTAGAGTAGTTCCTGAAATTGTGCCTGTAAATGAACAAGCATCAGGAGTTGATATGCGCCATGTATAACGATAAGTTCCGTCAACAATATAAACGTTAATACCGTTATCAGTAATGCCTACTTGACCTGTACCGCTATTTAAAATACCGATTACATAAGGCACATAAGAAGAATCCATTGCATAGACATACTGACCGCAAACTGCGACCATGTATGTTCCACCAGCTAATGTTCTCATTCCCCTAACAGGGGATTGCGCTGATAACGCTACAATTGAAGTAAGACCAGGAGTAGGATATAAAGCAACAACGCCTCTTGAACCTTGAGCTTTAGATGGATCAATCTCAGGCCGCCAATTGATACACTCTTGGCTGTCTTGATACAAAGATGGCGCTTCGTAACTAGCCCCAACAAAACCAAAATCTGCCATTAGATTACATCCTTATAAGCTTTACCATCACGAATTCTACGAATGGTGGACTCTCCAACCCCATATTCTCTAGCAAGCATAGCAATATTTCTATAACCAACACGTTGACGGATTTCTAAAACTTGTTCAGAAGAAAGGGATCGTTTTTTTAATACAATTTTTCCTTTCATTGCAACACTTATTTTAGCTTTTGATTCTTCTGACAATGTAGTTCCAGCTTTATTTGTATTGCCAATTCGAGCATTTGACATTTTTTTACGGGATTCTTCGGTATGTTTTTTACCTTTAAATGTCATGCCCCATGTTGCCTGACCAAATCCATTGCCTTTTAATTTTGCCAAATGTTTTGCTGTATGTTTATAACCAGATACACCTTCACCGCCATTAGTATGGTTAACTAATTGAATACCACGTCTGCGATAAATATCAATACATTCCATTTCGGCAAGAAAAGCTAATTCTTCATTTAAATGATCTGCAATCTTTTCAGCAACAAAACCATGTTTTGCAACCACTCGATGCCAATATTGATTACGCCCTTTGCTTTGATTTAAGCGTGTGCCTTTGCCTTTGCCAACATAGAATATTTCGTTGGTATCTGTTTTGCGATGTTGGTAGATGTAAAAGTTCATGGGATAATTATACCACCACTTAGGATCTAACCTTAACGGAAGAACCCTCCCGACAAAATCCAGCCCGCATCACGTTGGCGTGAAGCTAACATAGCATCTGCAAAACGAGCCGATTGAACTGGGCGCATATTGGTGCGTTTAACTGTAGCTTTAGCCTGCGCTGCATACGCATTAATCATCGTAATTTGGGTCTGAGATGCTTTGCCATACATAGGCATTAAACGCTCTGCCAAACACCATCTTAGAGCCATTGTGTAGCCTTGTGGTAGATTAATGTCATCATAGATAGTCGTAAATTCGCTGAAAATATTGTCAGCAAAGATGTGCATTTCGCCCTGAGATGGGTTAGGCCATACAAAAATGTTACCCAATGTTTCTGTTGGCTGATAGTAAAGAGCTTTTGGCCACGGGCCATTTAAAGTCTTTAAACCAATCATTTCATAATCTTCTACGTTCAAAATAGAAACTGGATAATCTAAGCCACCATTGTTGATTGGGATTCCATTAGAGTTTGTATTAATACGCACAAAAGCGGAATTAATCGTTAATGGGCGTTGATAATAACCAGTAAATGTAAGACTAGATAAACTTTGTGGAATATTGACTAAATATGTTCCTGCTTCGTTTACGTTGCCACCAGCACCCGTTACAAACTGAACAATCTTAGTGCCTGCTGCCACGCCCAATCCTGTGATTGTTTGACCAATCGAAATACCGCCAGAATTGATAGAAGTAATTGTTAAAACATTACCTGAGATTGAGCCTACAAAACTACAACCGATTTGACCACCTGGGCCAATAGTATATTGAGTTTGTCCTGCTGTAATTGGAAAGATGATTTCATTTTTGTAGAAAACCATCATATCTTCATTAGACCATTGCCCAACCATATCATTGAGCATATCAAAAGCATCTTGAACCGCATCAGCAGATGGAGTTTCTCCTGCCTCTAATGCGCCAATATCTTTTAAAGCACGACTAATAATGTCTAGGGCTTTAGCCATGATTACAACCCAGCAATAATAAAGGCAAGCAATTCTTCGTAACGAACGCCCAAACGAGTAACCGCTACGGCATTTGGAGATGTTGCGGTATAGGGCTGACCATTTTCATCATAGTTTTTACCATTTACCTGATACCAAGTATCAGAACAGAACAAACCATATTTATTTGCATCTAAACCTTGAGCTGTAAAAGCTGCTTCTACTTGTTGGGCAATAACACCAGTATGAATACGGGCGTTTGCGCCTTTTTTGGCAACTGCATCATTAAACTTAAATGTTACGATTAAACCTTTTAATGCTTTAGACACAGCTAATTCAGCAGCAGTTAAAGGCGCAACTTGTTGTTTTTCATTTGCATCAGAAGTATTAATTGTTCCGTTTACTGCAAACACTTGTGTCCAACGATTTCCACTTGATCCAAGATTTACTAGGTTGTCTGTATTTGGAAACAAAATAGGAATAGTGTTGATAGTAACGTATTGAGTTGTGCCAATATCAAAAGATAAGGTGCTACCTGAGCTATTAATAGCTGGTGCATTAATGGCACTACTAAAGGTATTAGTTCCACTAAATGTATTTGTTGCAGAGTTTGTTTGAGTTCCAGCTAAAGTCATTAGTCCAGTAGTTGCTGGGGTTTGTGAAGCCCAACCAGAACCCGTAGATACCAATAAATTACCTGAAGAACCTGTAGAAGTAAGCCCTGTGCCACCGCTTGAATATAGCAATGTGCCACCTAAAACTACGTTTCCTGAAGCTGGTGTGCTAGGGGTTAAACCTGTAGAACCACCTGAAACAGTAGTAACCGCACCACCGCCACCGCCTGAAAATGTCAAAGTTCCTTGAACTGTTAAGTTTTTAGGAATAGTGATATTTTGCGATGCGTCAATATAAAGTGCAGATTGACCGCCTGTTTGTAATTGTAGAGTACCGCTAGAATCGGCTGTTTCAACAATACCAGCAGAAGAAGCGTTAATAGTAGATGACATGGTTATAGTCCTATATTTGGTTTAAAGGTTGGTTTAACCCACGGCAAACTGCTTTTTTCGCTGTTTAATGCTTTCAGTTGCTGTTCTAGGTTAGATTTTATGATATTTGAGCCATCTTTACTAGCTTCTTCTTCAATCCATTGAACAACAAAGCGTTCCTCTAGCTCATTAAATGGTACTTTGTTACGAGGCTCTAAAAATGTCCATTCGCCCTGAGTTTCTACTGTGTTTTGATCGTCAGACAAAAACGCAAAATAATGCGCTGCAATCAACGCACCATCTTTAACAGTAATATCAGTAATTTTCCAATTCATATTAAGCCGCTGGTTTAATTGTTACAGTTTGCCAAACAGGTGTAGGCTGTTTTGGAAAAACTGGCTGAGTTGTTGGAGGATTTACCCCAATAGCACGAACTTGACTGCGATAAGTTAAAAACTCTGCTTGATTGCTTAAATATGGGTTAGATAAAGCAGGGTCAGCTACGCTTGCAATAGCTGTCCAATCTGTAGCGGATAATAATTGTTGCGCTGTGGCAGAGGTCTGAGCTTGTAATTGAGCAATATATTGAGCTTGTTGTTCAGGGCTTAAAGTTAATATTTCCCACGCTTGATAATACTGACCATCTGTTAATGTAGGTGCTATTTGCTGAACATATTGTGTTGCAGGGTCATAGCTAGGCTGTGGACTATCAAATACAGGCTCATAAGGTGCTGGCGCTACAAAAGGTGTAGGAAAGCTAGTATTAGGATATTCAGCTTGGATTTGCTCTTGCGTAACTGGATACGCTAATGTTTGTGTATTAATAAAGATTGCCATAATTTGTCCTTTAAGCCACAGCCAAGAAAATATAACTTCCACCACTAATATTGACAGTAGCAGAAGCAGTTGAATCTAAAGTAAAACCACCAGATGAAGCATAAATTCCGTTGTATCCTGTGGTTTGCCCACTTGTTCCGTTCCATTGTAAATATGGGCTGGATGAGCTTGTTAAGCCGTTTGCAGAATCAAACACATACCAACTACCAGAAGAATCTGTACGCTTAATTAAAATAAACCTTGCACCACCAGAACCAAATCCACAAGCTATAGACTGTGTTCCGCCAGTTCCAGTAAATGAGCCTACTTTAGATACTCCAGCGCAAGTAGCAAATAAATAAGCTACATAAGTAATTGTAGAAGCATTTACATAACTTCCGTTACCAACTGTAAAAACAGAAGATGTTGGTGCAGTATTATTCCAATATAAAGAAGTTGCAAGTTGAGCATTTGCAAAATTTAATAAAATTGTGTAATTTTGTGGAGTTGTTCCACCATTTAAACCTTTATGATATACAGCCCAACCACTTGAGTTTGACCTCGCTTTAACAATCATCATTTCAGGAGCAACAGTTAAATTATGATTAATTGTAGTTCCTGCTGTTCCATTTCCTGCATAACAAACTTCATCAAAAAATGTAGGACTTCTTTTAAAGTTCCAATAAGTTGTGGCATCTGATATGCCAACACCTTTCATCAAATAATCATTGTAGCCAGTATTATTGGCTAAATTCATACCTGTTGTGTTTGTTCCTTCTGTTATAGCCCCACCAGAAGGACCTGCTGTTTGTAAAAAATATGAAGCAGTTTGTTGTGAACCTCGAAGTCTATCATCCCAATAAATGCCTGATTGAGATGTTTGATTATTTTCAACTGAAACAATTAAATCAGTAACAAATCCTGTAGGTATATTAATGCCAGCCGTAGGGGTTACTGCAGTAGGATAATAAACACTAGTACCAGTAGTAGGTGGTTTATTAGGTCTGCGGATTGCTATGTAAATTAAATTTGTAGAGCTATTAAATAGTCCAGGAACGCCATAAAATCCAGTTGCAGTAGGAGTTAAATATGGCGAACCATTTGCTTGAGTGCCAGCAGAAGTAGTATTTGTATACATATACTCTAGCCCAGTTTGCGACATTCTTCGCATTACATCAAGAATATACCAACCTTGAGCATTGTTTGTATCTTTTAAAATAACAAATTGAGGCTCCCATCCTAAATTAACAGGATTTAAATTACCACTTGCATCAGTTGTTGCTACTCCACAAGCAACAGCACTATCTGTTCCTGTTGCTCCAAATCCACCAGCTTGGTCAGCAAAGATATAAGCTATGTAAGTATGCCCAGAAGCGTTTACTGTAGTATCTGTTCCTACAGTAAATTGAGTAGAAGTAGGTGCTGTATTATTCCACAAGGCAGAACTAGCTACTTGAGCAGCAGTTGTATTTAAAACTGCATAATATTGCTCTGGAGTAGTTCCTCCATTTAAACCTTTGTGATATACAGACCAAGCATTTGCATTGCTTGTATCTTTAACAATAATACAGCCAGGTGTTGAGCCTAAACTATGATTAATTGCATGAGCTGAACCTGTGCCTGTATATTGAACAATATCAAAAAACTTAGGTGCTTTACGGAATGTCCAAGAAACAAAAGCATCGTTTGTTGGGCCGTTATATGAATAATCACCCACAGAATCATCAACTACTGTAAAACCAGAAGAACCAAAATTTGTTATTCCATAACCAGGCGAACTTTGTTGAGCATTAGTTCTGCTAGATTGCAATTTTTTAGAAATTCCTTGAACAGTATCTGCTAAATTGTTGTAAGTTGCTGAAGTTCTATCTTTTACCCAAACCATTCCACCTTTTGTAAGGTCAATGTTATTGGTAATAGTTTGTGTTCCGCCATTTGCTATATAACAATAAGTAGAAAATACATCATCTACATAAAGTGGTGTAGTCCCAGCACCACCAGCAGACATCAATAGGTCACGAACTGGCATTAGGCCATTGCCTTTCCTAGAACAAAACCATTCCAAGTAGTACCGCCATCTTCTGTAAAGAATCCTAATACATCACGACCTGAAGAAGTTAGTGTAGGAGCAGTACCGCCAGCCCATTTAGTTCCTGAAATCCAAGTAATTGTGGCTGAACCACCATTAGTAAGGTCAAGGATAAATGAATTTACTGTACCGCTAGATGCACCATTGCTAACTGTAAATGAAGTTGCGCCTGATACTGTGTAAGTAAAGTAATTGCCTGTGGATAAATCAATAGCACCACTAGAAAGAGTAGCTTTAGTTTCTGTGTATTCTGTTGCTTTAGCTACAGTAAAAGTACCAGCAGCAGGAGTTGTTCCACCAATCGCAGGGGGAGAAGCCAAATAAGTGCTAAATCCTGAACCTGAAACAGTAGAAGATGCAGATAATGTTGTAAATGCGCCTGTGCTTGGTGTTGTTGCACCTACAGTACCATTATGTGCGCCACTAAATGCAGAAGTTATAACGCCTGTAGAAGGGTTAAATTGCAATTTTGTAGATGAGGTATTCTCACCTGTAATTGAACCGCTAGTTGCGCTTGTAAAGGTTAAATAACGTGTTGCATTAGTCGTTGTATCGTCAGTAATGGTGATACCTGACGTAATCGTAGTCCATGTAGGAGCTGCTGAACTACCGCCTGAAGTCAATACTTGACCGCTTGTTCCAAATCCAGTTGTACCGCTAAGTGCTGGGGTTGTTCCCAAGTTTGTAGATAAACCAATAGCACCTGAAGCATTAATAACGTGAGCTGATTGTCCTGTTGTACCCCAAGCTAGATAAGTTTTATATCCGTTACCAGAGCCGACAGTTATATCGCCATCGTGACCTGAGAAGTAAACACCATTATTAATACTAAAAAAGTCACTAGGCGTAGATGCACTAAATACTGATGAATTCATGCCAAACTCACCATAATAAGTTGAGTCTGTGCCTATATCATTAGAAATTACATAGTTTGTAGACGCACCAGCAGTTCCTGATTTATTTTGAATAATTAGCTGGTTGTATGAACTAGCTGTCGTTGTTCCAAAAGATGCAATAGTATTAGTTGCATTAAAACTTAATACTGGGGTTGTGCTAGTAATAGTATTTCCACTAATGCTAGTAAAGTCACCAGTAGAACGAGTGGTTGCGCCAATAGACACGCCATTAAATGCGCTAACCGTAGTTCCTAAAGCAGCAGCAGTAGAGCCAAAAGTAATAGAACTATTAGTAAGCTGGCTGTTTGCAATGCTTCCTAAAGTGCCGCCTAGTGTAAGACTTCCGCTAGAAGTAACTGTGCCTGTCAGCGTGATGCCGTTTACTGATCCTGTGCCGCTTACTGATGTAACTGTACCAGTTGTGGGAGTTGTCCAAGTAGGAGTTCCTGCGCCTGCGCTAGTCAATACTTGACCTGATGTACCTGTGGCAGTAAATGCTGTAGTGCTTGCGCCAGTTTGATAAGGTACTTGTCCTGCTGCTCCACCAGCTATATTTGTAGCGTTGGTAGCATTAGTTACGGCTGTTGTGCCGATTGCTGAAGCAATTTGTGAGCCTGTCGCTGCTGTAAATGCTGAAGTACCATTTCCGTAAGCAATACCACTTAAGCTAGTAACGCCAGTTCCGCCATACGGAACAGTAATAGTAGAGCCATTCCATGTACCAGCAGTTAGCGTACCAACGCCTGTGATACCTGTATATGAACCGCTAATATAGCTAGAGCCTACTGTACCGCTAGTGATTTGATTGCCATTGATAGCGATTGCTGTATTACTTGCAGCAGTTAATTGACCTTGAGAGTTAACTGTATAAGTAGGAACGCTTGAAGCAGAGCCATAAGAACCTGCGGTTACTGCAGTATTGGTAATGCTAAATGTTGAGCCAGATAAGGTTAACCCTGTACCTGCTGTATATACACCTGACAAAGAGAAATTGCTCCATGTCATTGCAGTAGTGCCTAAAGTACCACCAGGTTGAGCTAAGTTATACCAAAGGCTTCCTGCTTGAGCACCACCATCTACGAAAATGATTGCGCCAACATATTGCGCCCAAGTAGTAGAACCAGGGGCATAAGACCAAGCACCGCTAGAAGCCACGTAAATGCCGTTTTGAGCAGCGTTTGTCTGATTTTTAACTAAGACGATGTTGCCAGCTACTAAAGTTACGCCATCAATCGTTTGAAGCCCTGAAAGCGTAATATTGGCAGTTGTTGCTGCTTGTGCAGGCTCTTTCCAGCTAACGCCCAATGCTACTGTATCAACATACAGTTTATTGGCAATATCGGTTGATCCTACTGGGGTAGTAGAAATCGTGCCTGTAGTTGTAGCTATATTAGTAAAAACCCCTGTACTAGGGGTTGTAGCACCAATAGTTGTACTATTAATCGTACTATTTGTAATGGTTGCATTAGTTACTGCACCGCTTACAGGGACAGTAAATGGTACGCCCTGACCAATAAATGTATTAAATGTACCGTCTAAATTAAAATAAGCCTGTACAGGCAGGATATTTTGATCTTGCGTTAACGCTGGGCCAGTAGCCATATTAATCCTTAATAAGGAAATGCCATTACTATAATCGTATCGCCAGCAGTCATGTTTGCAGCAGTACCTAAAGTAATGCTAAAACTTGTTAAAGTAGCAGAAGTTGTAGTGCTTGCAGTTTGCTGTAAAAATAATGATGTTCCGCTAGTAACGTCTTGTGCATATACTACCCAACCATTAGGTGCGGCAGGAAATGTGATAACACCATTTGCTGCGCCACCTGTACCAACTACAATTTTAAATGCTGATGAATTAAATGCTGTAATCGTAGAGCTTGTACCAAAACCTGATGCAATCGTAGGTGCAGTAGCAGAAACGTGCAATTTGCCGTTTATTGATACATTGGTTGCATTTACAGTAGAAGGTGTAGTTGCTCCAATTGTACTGTTATCAATCGTTGCACCAGTAATAGTATCTGAAGTTAATGGCGGTGAAAAAAATACTCCACCTGGCCCAATAAGACCTAAACAATTACCAGAAGAATCAAATTGCGCTTGAACTGGGACAATATTAGTCGTTGAAACTGATGCTACACCGTTAAAATTTGACATAATTATCCTTAGTTTTGATCAACCATAGGCAATACATACAGCGTATTAGCTGCGCCAATAGCAGTAATAGCAAAGCTAGGCGGTACTGCAATCACGGTAGGTTGTGACATTGAGATACCTAGAACAAAACTGTTAGAGCTATTTCCACCTGTAGGAAGAACGGCTGCCGCAGCAGTTGTCGTAGTTCCTGCAACGGCTGGAGCAATAGTAATAGCAATAGGTGTTGTACCTACGTTTAAAAAGCCACAAAAGTTCGCTTGATCATTACCTAAAGGGGTAATTGTTACAGAAGTCGAACTAGCTGTAGTTACTGCAATAGCCGTTGTAGGGCCAACAAATCTATAAGCTGATACGTTTGCCATGATTTATCCTTAAACAGCAGTAGAGGGTGCTGGGCCTTCTAAACGAGTAATTTGAACCGCATACAAGCCAGAAGAAGGTGTTGCGCTACCAGTTGTTACGTTTGCGAACTGTATTGATAGTACGCCAGCAGTTAAGCAATCAGATTCAGCAATAACAATACCTGTAGTTTGTGTGCCTTGATAGCCTTGAACCAACACAAAATCGGTAGTTTGTAAGCCACCAACGCTAAAAGTCTGAGCAGCAGAAGTATTTGCGGCTACAGCAGCAGGAGTAATGGATGGTGTAATATAGAAAGTTTCGTGGGAATTACCACGTGTAACGGTAGTGCTTGACATAATTTGTCCCTTTGCAAAGGTGAGTGTTGTAATACTGCAACTATTTTACATTGTTTTGTGCTTCCCTCAAGTGTTTTCCACAACTTCCTTTAAAAGTTTTGTAACCGATATGACCTAATTCAAATTCAAGATTTGCCCATACTTTGCCACCTATATCTATCCATCTTTGGCAAAAGCTGAAATCTTCACTTAAACGATTGCCGTCAGGAGTTTCATAAGGGTCAAATACAGGCCAAAATTGACTGTTTTCACTTACGCTACGCAATGTTTGTCTAGGATATGCCTCAATCATCTTTAAAGCACAATCTTTACTAATCTTTAAAAAACCACCAGGAAGCCCTAAAACTTCCATTAATCCTGTGTCAGGATCATTACGATATTCTTCTTTTTCGGCAATTTTAAAAGGCCATTCCATAGGCTCTTGCTTCTTAGGGTAAATACCACCTACTACATCTACAGGGTAATCAATTAACTTAATTAATGCTCCTGGCTCCCAAAATACGTCATCATCAACAAAAACTAGCGTATCGCAATTAGAACGTACAAAAGCACCAAATAATGCTCCTCTTGATCCTGCTATATCGCTATTTCCAATATCTTCTGCAATGCAGAATTTATCGCCACGACCAATAATATTGATAGCATCAAGCAAAATAGACCGCATAGTAGGAAAGTGTACCTTTGCTGAATAGCAAGGCATGGCAATCATTACATTTTTCATAAGCCCCCTCAGAATGTTAAAAACCCAACCTTTTTAGGGGTTGGGCTTCTATTTTACAACAAATTACTGTGCTGACAAGTCGTAACCATATACATATACGTCAATTGTGCCTGTTACAGCAGCAGAAGATACGTTTACATACAAAGTTTGAGCAGATGTTGCACTTGCTACTAAAGTTGCAGCTACAACCGATGCGTTAGCAGTAGTTGTGTTAGTTGCTAAAGCAGCTTTGGTATATACGGCTGTACCTGTACCTGCTAAGCCTGTGTAAACACCTAAATAGGTGCTTGCTGTGGATACTGCTGCACCAGCATTGTTACAGTTAGCCGTAATAACGGATACTGGTACATAGCTAGTTACATCAATTACGTTAACTGCGGTATCACCTAAAGTTGCGAGGCTAACACCTTGAGCAGTTGCGATCAAACGCAATGCTTGGTTAGAGCCTAAAACTTGTGGGTGAATCGAAGTGGTTACTGCTGGGCCTGGATTAGACATTATAGTTTCCTTTCGTTATTCGTGAATTAAGCTGCAACACGGCAAGCGAGTTCAGGATACAAATTAGCCCAACCATACAGAACGTCTAAACGAGTAGGAATAGAGTCATTGTTAATAGTGTATTGACGAACTACACGCATTGACAAACCAATTTCCTTGTCGCTTGCACGACCTGCAAAGTGAACACCCTCTGGCAACTCAAGATCGGCTACTGCTAGAGTAAACGCATTGCGGTGCATGATGATGTTTTGTGGGGAAACAGTACCAGATTGGTTAAAGAAGTTAACTGTAGCTGTTGACAGAGCAGTAGGAATAGATACGTTCTGGAACTGACCAGCAGTAATAACCGCAGGGCTTACGTTTACAGAAATAGTACCACCTGAACCGCTAACTGCTGTATTAACTACAAAGTTACGCAACTTGTTTGAACCATAGGCTTGACGGTTTTGTGGGTTAACTGCATAAACGCCAGCGATTGTAAATGTATCGCCTTGATTTAAGCTAACGCCAGAAGTTAATGTCAAAGTGATGTTAGAGCTAGAAGCCCAACCACTTGTCAAGAAACCGCTTGAACCAGTAATAGTTGCAGAACCAGCAAAGCTACCAAATTGGTGAGCTACTACGTTCTGATCCATTTTCCAATTCATACCAGCAGAGTCACGACCCATCAAACCCTTACGATACTGTTCGCCAATAGCTTCTTGTGGCACAAATAAGCCTTTCAAGCTGTCAACGATAGTAGCGGAAGTGAACGGCTCAACGATACATGATCTACGACCATCACGAGGTGCGCCTTCAGAATCAAGGTAAGCAGCAGCCGTCAAATAGGTAATTAAACCTGTTGGGGGCGTACCAGCAGTACCAACGATGTTAGCTGTGTTGTTAGCAGCTTGCAAAGTACCATCACGGTCAATCTTGTTGGCGATAGCAGCTACAGCAGGCTTCAATACACGATCAGAGAACATATCTAAAGACAATGCCAAATCTTGTGTTGTGAACTGTGTGTCAACGTGGAACTGTGTTGACAATGTTACAGGTACAGAAGTTTCATTGAAATCTTCTACGTTCAGAGCTGGGCCTGTTGTACCAATGAAGCGACCTGGTTTACGAACGTTAACTGTGTTACCAATTTTACCGCCAACTACAGCGAATTGATCATCATAGTTACGATCTACTTCTGATGTAAATGTTAATTCGTTTTCCAAGACCATCAATGCTTCGTTAGTGATCTTGGAAATGGTTAGCAAATTATTTGCCATGATTTATTTCCTTTATTAAATATTGGGTTTATCAGCGTATCCGTTTAGCCTGTCTTGCAGCTTTCCATTGAGCGTATGTGCCATGAAATGCGCCATTTCCGTCAATGAGAACGTCAGACGTTCCTTTTCCTGCTGTGATTGGCTTAATCGGTGCTGGTGCTTTACTTCTAGCAACAGGTTCGCTTTTCTCAATAGGAGCTTCTTTACGCTCGAATTGAACTTCCAATTTCCCTAATTCCTTGAGTGCTTTATTAGTCGGCATTGCTGCCAATTTATTAGCGTAATCGTCATCTGATGCTAGGTGATATAGGATTTGTGGGCCTACATCTGATTCTAGGATTGCATCTCGTACTTCATCTCGTACTTGTACATTGCTAGAAGCTACCATATCGTCAAAGTCAGGAAGATCAGCTTTAGCAGCTTCGAGTTTTGCAGACCACGACTTGATTACTTCGTTTCTCTGCTCATCTACTTTGCGTTGCTGTTCTTGTATATCACGCTGTTCTAATGCCTTTTCTGCGCTCCATTCGGCTAATGCTTCAGCGTATTCAAAAGCATCATTAAACTGCGATGCTTGTGGTTTTTCGATGACAGGATCAA